AGTTTGCAGCACCAAGTCCTTTACTTGACGATGATGATGCGATGGAATCACTCTGGAAAAAACAGTTTTCTCTTGCAGAGATTGTTGCACCAGACCAGTTCAAGACATATGAAGAGTTAAAGACTCGTCTAGATTATGTACTTGGAAACAAGAAGTCCGCTGCACCACAGTTTGAAGAAGAAGATACTGATCGTGGAGAAGCAGAAGAGTTAGTAACTGCTGCTGTTTCAAAACCAACTCCTGCAGTCGCAGAAGAGGAGGACGATGCACTATCGTACTTTGCGAAACTCGCAGAAGAATAATTACACGGGGGTCAAACGACCCCCTTTTTTTATGGATTGACTACATCAGTATTTTCTGTTCCAATCAAACTATTTGTGATGTAATTTGAACTCTTATCGTATCTCACAATATCTCTAAAATCATTAATGAATAATTGTACAAAACTACGGTCTAAAACATCTATATCTCTCTTCTTTTCATTTTCCTCAATCTCAAAATCGTAGTTTGTAACAGGATATGCAATATTATCAGTTAATACTGTAAATTCATCTTTATCATCTAGTTGACGATTTCCTGTTAAGGATTTTAATGTGTATCTTATAGATGAGGGAAATTTGTTTGATGTACCATTTATTTTAAAGTGACTATCAACAATTAATTCTGGTGGTAATATTTGTCTATTTTGATCATCAGTAATTTCAAGCGTCTTATAATATTTTATTTCATTCATAGCAGTTTCACTTCCATATTTTTCAAGTGCATAATCATAAACTTTATAATCTTGAAGTGGCCACTCATGAGTTATATTTGTAATACCAGCGACTAATATTACAATATAATCTAAAGTTGGATCTCCGTATAAATCCTCTGCAACGATATCAGGTCGGTCTCCGTCACCAATCGTAAATTTATTTAATAGTGAAACATTATCCTTCAAATAATCAAATAATTTTGTTCTACGAAATATATTTTTAATGATTAAATAATCTCTTGAAGAATTTTTATGTGGAAGTGGTGACTGATATGCTAAATCAGGTAACTCTCTAAAATATCCCATTAGTATCCTACCCCCTTATTTTCACTCATGGTAAACTCATCATAATCTTCAGAGTAAATTGGATTAAGTTCTTTAAAAGTCATATTCATTCTTATACTAACTGGTGTACCATCAGCATAACTGGCATATGTTCCAGTATTAGTGTAATTAACATTCAATCCAGTCAAAGCACACATTTTAAAACTATTTAAGAATGGATGATCTTGACCATTATGCAAATAACGAAGTGAAAATACATCAGGTGACTTAAGAAAAACACCAGATGCTGAACCACCTGCCATTGTCCCTGCTTTGGCTGCCATAGACATTTTCAATTGACGTATAATTCTTTTTACCGCTATCATTTCATCATAATATCTTGGAGTAAATGTAACACTAAATGGAAAAGTTCTAAGATTTACACCTCCGAATAATAATTCTAAATTAGAGTTTAAAACTTGACCTGTTGACCTCGCAATCAATTGTGATACATTAACGTTAGCACCAAGTGCGTTAACTGCTTGACCACTTATTGCATTTCTTATGGCATTTTGGGTGTCCGTATTTACACCCTCTAATTCTATTCCTTGCTGTATAAAATCTAATCCTTGTTGAAATGTTCCTGCAGCATCTTTTTGAAGTTCACTTGCAGCTGCTACACCAGCGAGTTGGAATATATTCATTTCATTATCACCCCATGATACAACATTTGAATCATTTATTTCTTGAGGAATAGGTAGTTCAATCGCATAGAGAAGTTTTTGGTTACGACTCATTCTTGAATTTGCGTCTGTTACTTTTAAACCAAAGTTTTCGTATCCTGTTTGTACTTTATCCCCAAATTTTACTGTTTTACCTCTGTATATCCCACCATTTGGATCAGTTACTACACCATATTTTTTTGATGCAGTTAAAGTCATCCCTTGCCCACCTTTTGGTGGTAAATATTCTATGCATCTTATTAGAAAAGTATCACCAGTTTTTTCACCTGGTCCTCTGGCAAGAGGATAACCTAGTTTCTTATGAAGTTTATTTCTTCTGGGGGTTTTTCGACCTGATTTAGTGTTTGTACTACCAGATGAATTTTTATTATTTCCTACAAACTTATCTGGATTATTATTACTATTTAAATTAGTGCTTGTATCTTCAGAAAACGTTCCTACGCTGCTATTGTTAACATTTTTATTTTTGCTAATATTATTTCTTCCTCTATTTCTAACACCACTACCTGGTCTGTTTTTACTATATTTGTTTGGCATCGACCTTTTTTACTGTATCAACTATTTAGACGTATTCTTGCAAAAGGAATCGTTCTGAGTGATCTTAACTCTAATGCAGTAACTTTATATAATCCACCGACCACTTCTGGAAAGGTATAATTCCTAACTTCTCCCCAGTGATAATTCAATCCACGAAAACCCCAATCAAACACATCAAATACTGCGACTAAGGGATGAACATCATATGGTATGTTTGGAGTTTTAGGATTATATACAAATACATAATAATTTCCTGATTCTGGAACATTACTACCCTCTGTTAATACCTCTAATATTTCTTGTGCTAAATCATCTGGGTCTTCATTTCCAACTAACCCCTGTAGTACAGGAGAAATTCTATTTTGCTCTGCCAGTTTTCTTTTTTGACTCTGTAGGAATGTTTCTCTTGCCATTTTAAATATCTAACTCGGTTTCTGTGATAACTTTAAATTCCCATCTACGATCAGCACAATATTCTCTAGCTGCTCTCCACTTTGCTTGATTTCTTGCATATTCAAATGCTTCGCGAATGTAACCTTTTGTTTGTCTTTTTGGTTTTGCTGGAGGTTTTGTTTGTTTCTTAGGTTTTACTTCAATTAAATATCTTTTTATACGACCAGTATTTTCTTGAACTTTAATATAAAAATCAGGAAAATATCTATGTATTCTATTATCATGTGGGGAGATATATGGTAATGCGATCTCTTCACTACCCCACTCAAGAATTTTATTATTTTTATCACAGTATACCATAAACTTTCTTTCCCAAAGTGACCTGTAAATAATATTGGTAGGGTCTCCCTTATACTTTCGAGGATATGATGGATAGTATTTTCCTTTATAAGCCATCTAAATAGGTATGATATAGTAAGTATTTAGAGTGCCAGCACCAAGACCAAGAAGAATATCAGATATAATGCCAAAGTTACAGAATGTTTCTTTGACAACAAATTATTTTGTAAAATTTTCATTACCACCAACTGGTTTAAGATCTCATTTAAGGAGAAAAGGTATAAATGATAGATTTATATCTGACGATGTAGGATTACTATGTAGTGGTGCAGTATTACCAGGTAGTGCGTTAGCATCACAAAATATAACAGGTGATTACCAAGGTATGGTTGAAAGATTTGCCCATACTCGCAATTTTACTCAAGTACAATTTGAATTTTACGTTGATAATGAATATAAATCTTTAAAATTTATAGAGCACTGGATGGAATACGTAACGGGTGCTAATCAAGTTGATCCTGGTAATGATACATATTATTTCCAACTTAACTACCCAAGTGATTATAAATCAAATGATACAAGGATAGTGAAATTTGAAAGAGATCATTTTAGATTTTTAGAATATCGTTTTATTGGGTTATTCCCCCTATCACTTAATTCTACCAGAGTTCAATATGGAAATTCTCAAATTTTGAAAGCAACTGCTTCGTTTAGTTTTGATCGATATATATCTGGTGAATCATCATCCTTACTCAGAGATCTTAGAAGAGCATATAATGATTTAGGTTTTGGTCGTGGAAATGTAGTTAAGGATGGGTTATCATTAAAAGATGATGAATTGAATGAAATTGCAGAGCGTACAACATTAAGATATTTGAATAATGCTGATAATATAAGGAAGGGAAGTTATACTTCATTAAGTCAAAATGGGAGTTCTTCCTATCAATCAAACGTGACTTTACTAGGTACTTCATCACCAGGAATAAATCCGTAATCTAAGTTTAGAAAAACGCTATAAATAATCACACTGAAGTGCTTAGAATATTATGCCTTTACCACAAATTGCAACACCGACATATGAGTTGGTGTTACCTTCGTCAAATCGAAAAATAAAATTTAGACCCTTTTTAGTTAAAGAAGAAAAGATTCTCATCATAGCGATGGAGTCGCAGGATACAAAACAGATTGCTAATGCTGTCAAAAATGTTATCTCACACTGTATTTTAACAAAAGGAATAAAAGTTGAAAAACTCTCAACATTTGATATTGAATACTTATTTTTAAATATTCGTGGAAAATCAGTTGGAGAGGATATAGAAGTGATGGTCACTTGTCCAGATGACGGAAAAACACAAGTTCCAACTTTAATTAATATTGATTCGATTAAGATTCAAACAAGTGATGAGCATCAAAAGGACATCAAACTTGATGATACTTACACTTTAAGAATGAAATATCCATCTTTAAATGAGTTTATAAAAAATAACTTTGCAACCGCAGGTGAAATGAACGTTGATGATACATTTGATTTAATTGCATCATGTATAGATCAAGTTTTTTCCGACGAGGAAAATTGGTCAGGTGCTGATTGCACTAAAAAAGAATTAAAAGATTTCTTAGATCAATTAGAATCAAAACAATTTAAGATGATTGAGAAATTTTTTGAAACTATGCCAAAATTATCACACACAGTAAAAGTAACAAATCCAAATACAAAAAAAGAGTGTGAAATTGTAGTTGAGGGACTGCAAAGTTTTTTCGGTTAAGTATGGCACATGAGGATCTTGCGTCATACTATAAATTGAATTTTGCTTTGATTCAACATCATAAATATAGCTTGACAGAGTTAGAAAATATGATGCCTTGGGAAAGAGAAATTTATGTTTCACTTCTATCTCAATATGTTGAAGAAGAAAATTTAAAAGCACAACAGCAACAAAATAGTCTATAATGGATGAGGAACAAGGATTAGCATCGCCACTTGCAGGAGGCATAAGAGCCGTCAGAAGAACGGTATCTTCTAGTGTCTTTAGTGGTCGTCAAGAACCAGTGCAACCTCAAGCAGATCCAATAACAACGAATTTACTACAACAAAATACTTTATCACTTAATAATATTTCGGGACAGTTACAAAATATATCATCACAGGTAAGTGGATTAAATAGTTCTTTACTTGTTATTAAAGATAATCTTACCCTTAGTGATACTTTAGATAGACAAAGAGAGGCAGCAAAACAAAATCGTGAGGCGATATTAGCAGAGCAAGGTTTAAGAGAAGGAAAAGAAAGTCAAATTGAAAGTCGTATACAACAAGCACTAACGTTTCCCGTCCGTAGAATCGCAGAGAAAACACAATTCGGATTGTCAAGATTAACTAATTTCTTCTTAATATTGACAGGTGGATGGTTGACAAATACAGTTGTTAATATGATAAATGCAAATGCTGATGGTAACATTGATTTGTTGAATCAATTGAAAACAAGATTACAAAGACAATTACTCATAGTTGGTGGAACTATGATTGGATTGAGTTTGGGACTTAAGAGAGTATTGCAGGGAATAGGATTTATTGCATCATCAGCATTAAAACTTGCAAGAGGTGGATTAATAAGAAATCCTTTTCTTGCCCTTACAGCGGGTTTAGTAGCAGCAGCAGTAGCATTTCAAGGTAAACTTCCATCTACGGGAAACACAACACTTGATGTTGCTGGATATGCGACAGCGGGATTAACTTTGCTTGGATTATTTGATTTTTTAAAAAAATCTTTTGGATCACTAATAAAAAAAATACCAGGTGGAGAGGCAACTGCTAAAAAGGTATCAAACTTTTTTGGTAAAAAAGCAACACAAAAAGCTGCAGAGGAAACTGCCAAAGCTGTTGGAAAAAAAGGTTTTATGGGATTCTTAAAAGGTGGATTAAAAAGGCTTACAGGCAAACTTGGCGGTCCTTTTGTATCTTTTATTTTACAATTAATAAGTGGTGAAAAAATAGATAATGCAATTGCTGGTGCGATTGGATTTGCTGGAGGTGCTGCTATTGGTCAAGCTTTGATACCAATTCCTTTTGTGGGTGCATTACTTGGTGGTATTCTAGGAGAGGAGGGTATTAAATCAATATACAAAGGAATTAAATTCTTTCTTGGATTTAGAGAAAAAGAGATAGAAGACGTAGAAACCACAGACCCATTAGCAGAATTGAGTTTAAAAGATGGCATATCTGAGAATGTAAGTGATTTACAATCGTCTAATGTAGCGATGAATACTGGAAGTGAAGATCTCTTTAGTTTGTCTAATCAAATTGGAGATGTATCTGATAATATAGTTCCTGTAAAGAATGATAACGTTTCAATAGCTGATGCTATATCAAATGTAGAGGAGGGTACAGCTGAAATTGTAACACTTGCATTAAATAATAATCAACAAACAAAAGGAACCTCTGGTTTCACTGATTCAGGTGGAGAAACGAATCAACTACCTAATATTGGTTTCGATAGAAATAATATTCATACGTTATTTGCAACATCACAATATGGAGCTAACGCATGACGATTCAAAAAAGGCGAAATTCATTATTTAAATCATCGATTAGTATTAGATCGATATCTAAATCAGTTCAAAAATTTTCTGATGGATTATTATCATCGACTAAAAATGCAGATGAAATAATAAAAACAACAAGAGATAAAAATTTATTTAAAAGTAAACTTACAAGGAAGGATAGTGAATTCTTTAGAAAAAGACAGGAGAATATAAGACGAAAAGATAGAGAGGATGAATTAGAGGCATCTTCAGTACAAGGTGTGCCAAAAACTCAAGGCACGATTCTTGCAAGAAGCACAAGAGGATTCTTAGGGAGAATGTTAGATTTTCTTGGAGTGCTTTTAATTGGTTGGGCGATTGAAAATTTACCTAAAATTATTTCTGGTGTACAGGGTTTGATAAAAAGAATATCATCGGTAACTGGTATTTTGGGACTTTTTATAGAGGGTGTACAAAATATACTTATGGGTATTGGTCCTCTTATACAAAATACATTATCAGGATTATTGAGATTTGATTTTAATAAAGATAAAAATGACATCGACAAGGGACTAGAAGAAGTAGAGCAAGGATTATTAGTAACTAGAAATGAACTTGTGCAATCTGCTAATGAGTTTTCAAAACCAATAAATGAAGAAGTTGGTCTTGAATCACCACCATTTGATAAAAAAGAGGAATCTGGAACTTCTGATGGTCAATTGGAAATGGATAAAGCGAATGCCAAAATTTCACCAGAAATTGAAGCGAGAAAGAAAGAGATAGAGGAAATATTAAATATTGGTGGTGGAGAGGAAGAACAGGAAGAAGTTGTTGAAGGTGATGTAGATAACATAGAGGGTGTGCCAACTAATGAATTAGAAGAGGTTGGAGAAGAAGGTGGGGAGACTGATTCTCAGAGTGGTGGTGGAATCACTAGTGGATCTGTTGATGGTGTTAAAGATCCAACGAGTGACATAAAGAAAACATTAGAAACATCAGGAAAAAATAATACTGAGGTCAACAAAAAAAAGAGTGGGATGTTCTCATTTTTAGGTTTTGGAAAGAAAAAAGAAGATGATAATGTAATTTCTTCAACAAAAGATGAAATTAATTTAGAACCACAGGAGGGATATGCTAATATAGAAGGTATGTTTAGTGGATTTGGTGTAGATGATGCACAGGACTTATCAATTTTACCTGTTAAAAAGGACGTAAATTTAAAGACACGTAAAAAATCAAAGAATAAAATAATAATAGTTGAAAAAGCAGTTAGAGATGCATCAAGTGTTGGTTTATCTATGCCATCTAAAGGATCTTCAGTTACTATTGTTCAATCATTAGATGAACAAAAAATTCTTATGAATATGCAAAGCACTTCTACATTAAAGTACACGTAATGGCAGCAATAGATAAATCACTTTACGAAAAATTTGAAATAGAAAACGTTGATAGGTCTCGAACTGTCGATATAAAAGGTGGTGTTGTTAGTTTTAATTATTATGAGGATGTATTTTCACCCATGAAAACAGCAAGAATTGTTGTAGCGAATACAGGTAATGTTATTGAGGGGGATGATGGTAAATTACAATCAATATATAATGGTTTACCGTTAAGGGGTGGAGAGAGAATCATCATAAAAATCGCAGGAAATTCATTAGAAAATGAGGGGTTAGAAATAGAAGATTTTTATGTTGGATCAATAACAGACGTAATGATAGACGAACAGAGAGAGTCTTTTGTATTGAATTTAATATCACGGGAAGCGATTACTAATGAAACAGTACGGGTAGGTAAGAGATTTCCTGCATCGCAAAAAATATCTGACAGTGTTAAAGATATTTGTAAGAATTATTTAAGTTCCGATAAATTAAAAGATGTTGATGAAACTCAAAATCCCTATGGTTTCATCGCGAATATGAGAAAACCCTTTACCATCTTGACTATGTTAGCATCAAAATCAGTGCCTGGTAATATTTCTGGAAAGAACGCAACTGCAGGATATTTTTTCTTTGAAACACAAAATGGTTTTAATTTTAAATCAATTGATAAATTAATAAGTACAAAACCATTCCCTGAAAAATATGTTTACACACCAAGCATTATAGATTCAAATGATCCAAAAAAAGATTTTAAAATATTAGAATTTAAAACTTCTAAAAATCAAAATTTATTAGAAAACCTTGAAAGAGGATCCTATTGTAGTTCTCGTACTTTTTTAAATCCATTAACATTTCAATATACACCATCAACACAAGCGATATTTAAATTGCAAGATTACTCTGGAAAAATAGAAAATCTTGGAGATGATATAAATGTGGTGCTACCAGCATTAAGTGATACAGATAATCGTACACTGGCATCTGTACCAAGTCGTTATATAACTGGTGTGTTGGATATAGGCACTATTGATAAAGATGTATCAGAGGTTTTAAACGCAGATCCTGCCTTAATACATTCACAGTCCATGATGAGATATAATACACTTTTCACTCAAATATTAACTATGGTTATCCCACTTAATACAAATTTAACAGCAGGTAACATAGTTAATTGTGAATTTCCAAGAATTGATGTTGAAAAAAGAAAAGAACCTGACCAAGAACAAAGTGGATTATATATGATAAAAAAGTTAACTCATTTTTTTGATTCAACTGGTTCATATACAAAATTGCAACTTGTTAGAGATACAACTGGGAGGAAACCAAAATGATTGAAAATACATTAATACAAAGTAATTTTCTTGGAAGAGACGGATTTAAATGGTGGGTTGGTCAAGTTGCACCAGAGGATGCACAGGGTGGTCAAATAAATGGAGCAGGTTGGGGTAATCGTGTCAAAGTCAGAATATTAGGATATCATCCAGATAATGATATAGAATTAAAAAACGAGGAATTACCATACGCACATGTATTAATATCACCAGAATCTGGCACAGGTAGGGCAGGTCGAAGTAAACCCATTAAAATATCACCAGGTGATACAGTTTTAGGTTTCTTTTTAGATGGTGATACAGCACAACAACCTGTTATTTTAGGACTTTTTTCAAGTACGATAGCTGCAAGTGCTATTTCAAAGGATAAGCAATATACAAAACCTTTTGTTCCGTTTACAGGATACACCAGCAAGGTTAAACCAAATGATAATATTGCACAAAATGAATCGGGAGATCAAAATAGTTCTTCAAGTCCTACTAATCGACAAGTAGATACAGATACCGCTAAAAAAATTGAAGAGAGAACAGGCACAACAACTAGAGTAGCAAGTTCGGTTATAGGAACCACTGTCACAGCAGGTGATACTGGTGGTGCTAGGTCTGCTGTGAATAAGATAAGTTCTACGTTAGAAAATTCACTTAAAAGTTTTCAGGGTGCAACTGCTCAACAACAATTTCAAATATTATCGGAATCAGCGAGAGACATAGCTTCAGCAGCAACAGGTATGTCAGCGAGTATGATTACATCAACTTTTGATGACATGGCACCAAAACTTAATGATGGATTGAATAATCTCTACAAATCAGAATATGGAAAGGTGTTTGCACAAACACTGGATATATCAAAGGCAAAAAAAGCAGCACAAGCAGCTCAAATAGCAAAAGTACCTGCTATAAAAGGATTAGAAAATTTTATTCCATGTGCGATGAAAAATGTGACAGATAAACTACAAGGTAATATCGCAAGTTTACTTGCTCCATTTCTTCAAAATGTTTCTAATATTACCCCTTGTATTGTGGATCAATTTACAGCTGGAATATTAAACAGTATTATAGGTAGTATTGATGAAGCGTTACAACCACTCATGGGTGATATTTCTGATATATTTCCTGGTAATATATCCGATATGTTAAGATCAAAAGCAGAGGGTTTACTTGGATTATCATCTATATTAGAATGTGATTTGCCAACTGCTTCTGATAATTTAGGATCAAAAACTAATCAGTGGGTTATTGGAAAAGGACCAAAAAATATTCCGATGCCACCAATTGAAAATCTTGCTAATAAATTACTTGGGGTTGCTAATGCTGCACAATCTATACAAGAGGCAGCAGGTGCACCAGGAGGAGTAGTTGGTAACTTATTAAGTGGAGTTAATTTACCAGGTTTAGGTGCATTTGATTTCATGAGTGCAGCAAGTAATGAACCAGGATTTAAAAGTGCATTAGGTGATTGTTATACTGGACCTCCATTAAACTGCTCTGGAATTGATATTAAGATTTTCGGAGGTGGAGGAGAAGGAGCTACCGCACAAGCAATAATTGGAGCACTAGTTGGTGATGCTTTTGCAGAGCAAACAGGAAGTTTAATAGGGGTAAAATTGACGAATGGTGGAAGTAATTATACTTCTGCCCCCTTTATAGAGATTGTTGATACTTGTAATCAAGGATATGGTGCTGTTGCTAGATCTGTTATTGATTATGATCCATCCTCACCAACTTACCAACAGGTCACTGATATTATAATAGTCAGTGGTGGAGAAAATTACCCTGTGATCGAGACAAATGATGATACTTATACTGTGGATCATGTGGTTGTTGTTAACTCAGGTGAGGGTTATAAAGATACTGACACAGTGACTGATAATGCAGGAAATGAATATCAGATGATTTTAGATGAGAATGGAAAAATTTTGAATGTTATACCACCCAACCCTGCTTTAAATAATTTGGAGGAAATCAAAGATTTACCTGTATTATCCATCACCACAGATACTGGATTTGGTGCAATTTTAAGTCCTCAATTAGCACCTAGACCTAATTATCAAGGAGAAATCAAACAAGTTATTGACTGTATCACACCTCGTGATGGAATTGTTGGTTTTATAAATGGTGATCCTTATTATGGACCATTTCATATCCATCCAAACAGAGGGGTTAAGATGGTTGGTGTGGCTCATACAACAACTCCTCATGCTATAATATATGATACTCCTCAAGAAAGTAGATCAGTAAGAGCTGTTATAGGAACCAGTTCTGGTATGGTTACAGTATCATCTGATAGAGTTGAGTACACCCCACCTGAATCAACCAGTTCATCAAGCACCACACAGATGACACCTGATTTTGGAAGTGGAACTATTACTTATACTTCTCCATCACCAAGTCCATCACCAAGTCCATCACCATCACCAAGTCCATCACCTTCACCTTCACCTTCACCAAGTCCATCACCATCACCAAGTCCATCACCAAGTCCATCACCATCACCAAGTCCATCACCATCACCAAGTCCATCACCAAGTGGTTATGGTTACTAATAAATACAAATAAAAAAAATGGGTACGAAACCAAACGAGAATTGGCAAGATAGAGTTTACGAAGCTTTTACACCTAATGTAAAATTAGATGTAAACAACCCACAAGAAGGTTTTAGTGGTCCTATCGTTTATAATATGTTATCAAGTTCTAAACGTGGAGACCAATCATCTTATGGAATGACTGAGGGTGGACTATTTCATGTTTATAATGATCAGTGTATAGAAATTGTTGGTGGACAAAAAGTAGGAGGTGGAGGTGTTTGTTTAAATATAGTCGGTGCTAAAGGTGATGTATGGATAACTGCGATGAGTAATGGCGATGTTAGAGTGACAGGAACAAATATTTTATTATCTGCTGATAAGGATTTATCAATAAATTGTGGTTCTAATTTTTCAGTTAGAGCAAATAAAATTAACATGAGTTCTAATGAATGCTTCATAAGAGCACCGAGAGGTCGAATATCAGTCCGAGATGTAAGTTGGTCTGGTGCTGTATTTGCTGGCACATCAGTCCCAAGTAGCATGTATAGTTGAGGAAAAAATATGACAGACTTTAAAGGTGGAGGTATAACTCCCCCAGATTATGATAAAGATGATATAAATTTTGTAAGTCAAAAAACAGAATTTACTGATGATGTTTACGTTTATGGTAAATTATATGCTAATTTAGTTGGTGGTCAACCTGATGTAAATATTAAAGATTTTGGAGCAGTTGGCGATGGTGTGAATGATGACACCGAAGCGATTCAAAAAGCGTTGAATCAATTTCAAGGTAAAGGTAGAATTAATATTCCAGAGGGCACTTTTATTGTATCAAGCACTATCATAATACCTAGTAACACTCATTTATCAGGTGAAGGAAAAGATAGTGTTATAAAAATGAAACATAATGTAGGAAGAAATACTTCTTTAATGAGAACTGGAGAAAGAGGTATAAAAAAAGAAAACATAGTTCTTGAAAATTTTACATTAGATTTTAATAGAGATAGATGGACTATATCAGGAGGAGAGACACTTAAAGATAATGACGGTGGTGATCAAGATAATGATGAAACTACGTTAAGCATATGTTTTAGTGAATATGTTTTAGTAAAAAACGTAAGATGTATAGATGGATATAAACATAATATTGATGTATGTGCTCCAAGAAATCCTGAAAATAATAATGGTTCAACATATGATTCTGAACCATCAAGATATATTACATTAGAAAATTGTTTTACATCTGGGTCAGGAGATGATAATCTTACAACACATTTTTCATCTGATATTTTAATTAAGGGGTGTAGATCAATCAATCCATCTGGAGTAAGGGTTCCTCAAAACTGTAATTGTTTTGAGATAGATGATGGTAGTAGAAATGTAACTATGATTAATTGCACAGCGATTGGTGGTCATAAAGGACTCCAGATAAAAGGGCATGATTATGCTCCAGCACCATATAATGTCACAGTGGATGATTTTAAGACATATAATAATACTACTGGTGTTGATGTCAAACATATGGGTTTTGATACTGGGAATAGTCCAACTGCGAGGAATGTCAATCTAACAAATATATCAGTCGTAGCACCTAGAGATTTTACATCGGAAGGTGGTGTAACAGAACAAGCACAACGTCCTTTTAGACTATCATCATATCGAGATGTAAAACTTGTAAACATATATGTTAGTGATGATACAGTTGACAAAGCAGATGATTTTTCTGCATCATCAACAACACGAGCAAGGGGAATGGTTCGTGTAATGGAAGGTGCATCAAACGTGTTGGTTAAAAATTTAAATATAGTTGGTTTTGCAGCAACATCTGAGGGTTTTTGGTCATCAACTAGCACAAAAGGACCTCTTATAGTTGATGGTTTCTCATCTACTGATGGACCTGAAAAAGCATTTAGATGTACAGGCACAGGTTATACTGGTTCAATTAGTCATTATATGATAAGTGGTAATCAATCCTCTGGTGAGGGTATCGACGTAGAGGGAGGGATTGAAGTTGGAAGAGGAATAGTTACTGGATATGGCACATCAATAGAAAGAACAGCAAATCATGGATATTTGGGATCCGAAAAACCAGCGTTTTTAGCAGAGTTGACCACAACACAAACTACCTCTGGAAACACAAATGCATTCCTAAGAAATTTTGATACTGTCAGATACAACTTTGGAAATGGGTGGAATAATGCCACAGGAATATTCACTGCTCCTGTTGCTGGTTTGTATAAGTTTAATATAGATATGACCTTTATAAATGGTGATGGTAATGACGATTCTTTTGGTGTTTACTGGAGAGTTGAGAATAATTCAAATTATTATGAAAGAGTTCATTCTTCTAATAGAGACTTTCATGTTATCAATCCACGATTCCTATCTACAGCAGATGAAGAATGTAATTTTTGTTTTAACACAGTAGAACGACTTGATAGGGGTGCAACAGTCGGATGGTATCAGACTGACTGGGCTAACTCTTCAACTGTTGAATTACATTATGCAACTATTACTGGATTTTTACTAAGTTAGTTGACTCTTTTCATACATATGCTATAATGAGAGATATATTTCAAAGAAATGGACGAATTTATTTTCGAGGTTGTTATTGACATTTGTGCTAAAACCTTTAAATTAAAGAGTGATAATGGAAATCAAAAGATAATTGCATGTGAAGATACTGAACAGTTTATGAGAGTTTTAGATGTCTGCGATAGAATGGTAGATCCAGAAAACATAACATACGCAGATTTGGCAGTAACAACAGATAAATAATTTTTTAGGACTATCGCAACCAGCTAAATAGACCTAGTATGTAATGGTCTTACGATCAAATTTATAGTAGTTAAAAAAGATGCCTCTTAATAAGTTAGAGAATTTTTTAAAGAATACCGAGGGTCGTGTTCTTTATGTAAATCCAAATGATCTTGATTCAACCGATGGTATTGAAAATCAAGGTAACTCATTAACCAAACCCTTCAAAACAATTCAGAGAGCACTTATTGAAGCTGCGAGATTCTCCTATCTTAAAGGTGATGATAATGATTTAGTAGAAAGAACAACGATACTATTATTTCCAGGTGATCATGAAATAGATAATCGACCTGGTTTTGGTATTCGTAATGAATCTAGTACCGCAAAGGCAATAAGTCCAAGTGGTGCATCTACGGGTGCAATTAATACTTTAACTCTGAATCTCAATTCAAGTTTTGATTTAAGTCAAGAAGATAATATTTTATATAAATTTAACAGTGTTCATGGTGGAGTTATTGTACCTAGAGGTACTTCAATTGTTGGATTAGACTTAAGAAAAACAAAAATTAGACCATTATATGTCCCAAATCCTACAGATCCTAATGTAAAGAGCACTGCTATATTCAGAATCACTGGTGCTTGTTATTTTTGGCAATTTACATTTTTTGATGGTGATGAATCAGGTCTTGTATATACAGATCCATCTGACTTTAGTGTAAATAATCAATCTAAACCAACATTTTCACACCATAAGATTACTGCATTTGAATATGCTGATGGTGTTAATACACTAGAGCAATTTAGTGAACTGACAGACCTAGACATATACTATAGTAAATTAAGTAATGCTTTCAATAGAGCATCAAATCGTGAGATTGATCAGAAATATCCAAAAGCAGAGGCAGCATTTGCACCACAAAGACCTGAATTTGAAATAGTTGGTGCTTTTGCTACAGACCCACTTACAATTTCAAATATTGAATCAGGTGATGGTGCTACACCAGGTCAAGTTGTCACAGTAACAACGATTGTTCCTCATAATTTATCAAGTGGCACACCAATAAAAATTCGTGGTGTAAACGTTGCTGATTACAATATATCAACTAAAGTATCAAATGTTATTGACGTAAATAGATTTCAATACTCACTACCATTTGTTCGTCCAAACTTACCAGCAGGTTCTGCTGGAGGATTAAGTTCTGCAAATGGTCAAGTATTAGTCGAAACCGATACAGTTACTGGTGCGTCTCCATACATCTTTAACTGTTCGATGCGTTCTGTATTTGGTATGCAAGGTTTGCATGCAGATGGTGCCAAGGCAACAGGTTTCAGATCAATGGTTACTGCTCAGTTTACTGCGGTGTCCCTACAAAAAGATGATAGAGCATTTGTTAAATATGACAAGACTAATAGAAGATATAGTGGTATTGCTTTCTCAAAACAAACAGGTGCATTATTATCTTCTGAATCATCATCAACCAATCCAAATACTGTATTTCACTTAGATCAGGAAGCAAATTATAGAAAAGAGTTTAGAACAACCCATATTAAAGTAAGTAATGATGCTGTTGTTCAGATTGTTTCAGTTTTTGCAATTGGTTTCCATGCTCACTTTGAAATGATAAATGGTGCTGACGCATCAATTACAAACTCTAACTCTAACTTTGGTTCATTCGCACTTGTTGCTGAAGGATTTAAGAAAGAACCATTTGCTAAAGATAATAAGGGATTTATATCATCTGTCATTACTCCTCGTGCAGTTGTTAATGAGAATCAGCAAATTGAATATCTACAAACGGAACCAAATGTAGCGGTTGGAAAGAGCACGACTCCTACAAAGTTCTTCTTATTTGCACAAAATACCCTTACTTTACCACCATCACATATCGCTCAAGGTTTCCGTATTGGTGCGAAAAAAGGTGAAAAACTATTTGTAGATAAGAATGGAAGCACTTTTGAAGCAACTGTTGTTATGCCAAATGGTAGTTCTGGAACGACCAATACATCAGAGAAGAGTGTAGAGGCAACTCATTCTGCTGCGTCTGCATCTCTAAAATCTGTTTTTACAATTATAGGTTCTCATGAATTAGCAAATGGCGAATCAATTAGAATTCAATCCGATAATGGAGATTTACCTGAAAATATTGAACCACATCGTGTTTATTTTGCGATTACGAATGCGAAGGATACATCTTTATCTCCTAATCAAATCCGTATTGCGTCTTCAAAAACTAATGCAGATCTTACGGTTCCTGTTTTTGTAAATACAGTTGCAAATACAACAGATAAATTTAGAATTATAAGTAGAGTTTCAGATAAGAAACCGAATGAACCAGGTCATCCAATACAATTTGATTCGACTGCTGGACAGTGGTTTGTCCATACACTAGCAGCTGGTAATACTATTCATGACGGTACTGCATTATATGCAAATGCATCACAAGATGATTTAACATATGTATTAAGAAAAGATGACGATAGAAGTTTAGATGAGAAAATATACAAATTAAGATATATTGTTCCAAAAGAATTATCAAATGGTAGAGATCCAACAGATGGATTTGTATTACAAGATTCAAGTTCTACAAATGTACTTACCGCTGCAGATTTTAATAAAAACACTCTAACAGCAAATGACTATGAATTTAATCGTAATACTAGATTTATATCACATGCTAGTTTTGATAGCACTGATAATTTAGTTAAAGTTAGATCTGATAAGATTCATAATTTAGGTGTTGGTGATCAAATAGTTGTTAGAAATATCCAAAGTTCTACCAATAGTGCTGGTGTATTCAATAAAGGTTATAATGGTACATTCACTGTTAATGAGATTGTTAATGATAAGGAATTTAGATATTCTAATACAGATACTGATGGTGTGATTCATACCGTAGGTGATTTTATCAACAATACACATACTCGCACATCTACACTTCCTAGATTTGATAGGAACAACAATAGTGGAAATTTCTTCATCTATAGAACTGAAACAATATCACCATATATTCAAGATGTTCAAGATGGTGTATATCATCTATTCGTATTGAATAGTAATAACTCAATTGATGAAGTATCTGATGAGTTTAAAGAAAACAAATATAATCAGAACATAGTCAACTTATACCCTGAGTATGATCGTGATAATGTAGATGCTAATCCACCTGCAGCAACATCTTATGCAAAGAGATTTCCGATAGGTGAAGTTGTTACTAACAGTTTACAGAATAGTATTACAAGAGAGACTACAAACCAATTTTTGAAGAATTTTGATTTATCAATTGGAATCTCAACATTAACAGATAATGGAACTAACGCAGTGCTCACATTAGATGAAGAGCATGGTTTACAATCTCTTAAATTTCATACAACATTAAATGGTGGTAGTGGTCACGTAAATGGCACTTATCATAATATTAAACTTTTTAATAATAATTCAACTCCTACGTCAGCACCTTGGGATGGTGCAACTGCTCATGTTGAAGTATCTGGTAATGCAGTCACATCAGTTCAAATAACTGAAGGTGGATCAGGTTATGCAGATGGTGAGACTCTATTTTTTGATAGTTCAACTTTAGCAGATGGTGGTATTGGTGGTTCACCAAACGCAAATATAGTTATCGGAACTCTTGGTATATCATCAGCTACTGGTAATTATGTACAAGTTACGGGATTATCAACTGGAACTGACTCATATCATCGTATTGCATCAGTAAACAGTTCTAAGCAACTAACAATTACAAAAACAGCAACTGATGTTATATTAAATGGTCAGCAAATCCAAGACATGGGACCTTGGGTTGCAGTTGGAACTGCAAACTTTACAACAGGTATAACTGAATTTACAACACCAGTAGATCATGGACTGTCTGTTGGTAATAAATTCAGGGTACTGAATAGTAGCGATTCTAATCTTGGAGATTTTGTTGTTACCTCTGTTGTAGGAGTAAATACATTCTCTGCTAAGACAACAACCAGTTTAACAGATCCAAAATATATCTTAAAACATGGTTTGTCTGATAATGAAGCTATTTCTGGATCTGATGGAGAAAATATTGCTGTTCGAGGTTATAATGCTTTTGATCATGAAACCTTAATACTTAATGAGACGATTGATACTTCACTTTCTGCATTTAAAGTTAAATTACCTGGTGATGGTTTAACCTCCGCACAAAGCATAGATGCAACCTCAATAACAAAACGTTTCCCTCTTGGATCATACATCCAGATTGGAAGTGAGATTATGCGTGTTGCATCAAGTTCACTTGGTGGTGGAGGAGATGACCTTACGGTGGTACGTGGTTCATTAGGAACTAATTCTCAAAATCATTTAATCAACTCTAGAATTAAAAAAATAAAACCGATTCCAATAGAACTTCGTAGACCATCTATATTAAGGTCTTCGGGACACACATTTGAATATGTTGGTTTTGGTCCAGGTAACTATTCGACTGCACTTCCACAATTACAAAATAGAACATTATCTGAGAGGGAGGAGTTCCTTAATCAATCTCAGGAAACATCTTGCGGTAACGTTGTTTACACTGGTATGAATGACAAGGGTGATTTCTATATTGGAAATACAAAAATATCATCTGCAAGTGGACAACAAACAACCTTTGATATACCTGTCCCAACAGTAACGGGTGAGGATCCAAATCGACTCAGTTTTGTTGCTGATGAAGTCATCGTTAAGGAGAGACTATTAGTTGAAGGTGGTTCATCAAAACAAATATTATCACAGTTTGATGGTCCTGTTACATTTAATAGTGATGTTCGTCTTTCTGATGACCAAAAACAAATTACAATTGAACCAGAAATTAGAGCAAGAGATGCTAACTTTAAGGATACATTAAATTCCACAAGCACAACAACTGGTGCTGTGACTGTTGAGGGTGGAGTAGGAATTGCAAAGAGTGTTCATATTGGTGGTGATTTAGTAGGTAATAATACAGGTTTTTCTGGAGTTCCAGATATTGTAGGATTTGGTTCGATAACTGCAACTAATTTCTTTGGTAATGGTGCGAACCTTACTAACACTGGTGCTGAGATAAGTCAGCCAACATCAGGTAGTGACCAATTTATTGTTTTCACTGATGTGACTAGTGGCACTATGGTTACAGGTGGAATAGATCAAAAATTAAAATATGATGTTGTAAATAATCAACTTCATTTAGAAGATAATATTGGAATATCATTAGGTGATTCTGATGATGCAACATTTAAACACACACCTACAAGTGGAACACAAATAGAACATACAGGAAATGATGATTTAAGATTTAGATTGGGTCAGAATCAGATGATTTTTGAGAAAACATCTGGAGAAAACTTCATAGTTTTAGACCATTCATCAGGTGAGACTAGATTAGCACATGATGGTTCTACTAAATTAGCAACTAAATCTGATGGTGTTGATATAACAGGAACTCTTGATGTCTCTACATCAGCAACTATTGATAATATTCAAATTGATGTTACTACAAGAACTATTGAATCAACTGGTGGAAACTTAATTCTAACTGCTTCAACCGCTGATATAGATGTAACTGGTGAATTATTTGTTTCAGATAAATTACATGTTGCATCAACACAACAAGGAAGTAGCACAGATGGCTCAATTCACGCAGAGGGTGGCATATTAGCAGAGAAACAAATTCATAGTAATAATGATATTGTTGCATTTAGTTCTTCTGATATTACACTGAAAGAAAACATTTCTCCAATTCAAAATGCTCTAGACAAGGTGATGTCTCTTACTGGTAATGTATTTGCTTGGAAACCTGAAGCAAGTGAATTGGGTAATACGGGGATGGATACAGGTATTCTTGCTCAAGAAGTTGAGAAATTAGGATTACCTGGTGTCACAAGAGAAAGAAATGGAATCAAATCAGTTCGTTATGAAAGATTAATTCCAGTCTTGATTGAGGCAGTCAAAGAATTAACAGATAGAG